TTAGCAACACTATCTTTAAGACCTGATTCACTTTTTAGAGTTTCTGCGATACTACCTACAGCATCCGTTAAACCTTCACCACCTCTCAATATTGCCTGTAATGCAACATCTGCTTTTGCAATAGCAACAGGATCCATATTTTCTTGGTTCCAACTTACCTGATTACTATCAGAGATACCGCCAGGAATAGGAAGAATACAAGATCCTATAGTTCTCTTTGATATATCAGTAGATCTTTCACTGAAAGTAACTGAAGCAGCACCTTTATCTCCACCAACATCTTTTGGTTCATACTTCATCATACTAAATTTAATTATATCTTGCATATCTTTTCTTAATGTTACAGGGTAGCATAACATTTTTGGAAATTTATTCCTTGTATCTTTATCAGCTGCAATTGATTGAGACAGTGCTGCTCTACTTTTAGTTAGTTGTTCCTCTTCTTCTTTTGCATTGTTAGAACGTGCAAGGGCATTAGCTTCCTTCTTTGCTTCATCAGGAGTTTTACCTTCTTCAAGTAAACCTTTTTCTGCTATTGTTTGGGCATGGTTATTAACTAAATCTTTACCTTCTTTAGAATTAAAAAATTCTTTCTCTTCTGGTTGAGCACCACCCCACCAATTTGTATTAGGAACAAATTCCCCACTCTTATCATACTCTCCTACAACTTTATCTGCACCAACCTCTTCATTATATACTATCTTTTTACCTGTCTCTTTATCAACAAGCACAAAATATTTTTCATTCTGACTTCGAGTTCCTTTCATAGCAGGAACTGGAAATCTATTTTTTACATCGTCAGATCCGTAGTATCCTGCCTTGGTCGTCATCTAAATACAAACTTTTTATTATTTAGTAAGAAACTTGGCATAAGGTATTGCAAGTAGGTCATCAAGTTCATTATAGTCCACAATATATAACTGACCTGCAAGTTCTTCCCATGTATAATTTCTTGATTGTTGCCAATGAAAGTTTAAACCTTTGAATCCCCACTGTTGTAAATCAGTACATGCAATCAATGGGTGTTGATCATATTGTATGCGAGGAGTCTTTGCATTATAAACAAACGTATAAAACTTTCCCACCTCTGGTATGGGTGACACTGTACCTTTAAGTGCTTCCATAATCATCAACATCAGATCTTCTGGATCATTTGTTGTTTCTAATTCTTCTTTAATTGGTTCTATTCTATTGGCAAAATGTGCAGGATCTGACATCATTTAATTCCTAATTCTTTTTCGGTGATGATTTTAAATTCAATTCTTCTATCATCACAAAATTCTTTTGCTGCTTTCCACTTTGCTTGGTTAACTGCAAAGGTTGTGCATTCATATATGTAGGACTTGGTTACTCTCTTTCTTTTCTTTGGTGGTTCTGTTTGCTTCTTTGGTTTCACCTCAATTACATATGTTTTAATTTTATTTGTACTCTCCTTTACCTTTATAATAAAGTCAGGATAATATTTATGAACCCGATTATCTTTTGGTGAGATGTATGGTATAAAGAATTCCTCACTACCCCATTCAATAATACTTTCATTTATATCACAGTAGTTACAGAATCTTCTTTCCCAACTACTACGACATATAATGTTCTTGACATTACCTTTATATTTTCTGGGAAACGCTGGTTTGAACCTACTTTTAATACTTTCTGCCATATCTCTTATACATAATATATAAGGTCAAAAAGTATTTATAGTTACATGCCTACTATAAGAAGCATGGATGTCATTAAGGCAACCCTTTTAACACCTGCTTTAACATCTCATTTTGATGTTGAGGTTGCATTACCAGGTGGAGAACTTGGTAGAAAATTAAATGGGATTCTTGGTGGTTCAGTGCAACAAGATAGATTAAATATAATGTGTTCGGATACATCATTACCTGGATCTAGTTTAGCAACACTAGAACTTACTAATGATCGTCATGGTGTTACAGAGAAACATGCATACAGAAGAATATTTGAGGATAGAATTGATTTAACTTTTTATGTTGATGCAAATGGTTACTTGCCCATCAAGTTCTTTGAGACTTGGATGAGTGAGATTATGAATGAGGATTCATCTGATGCATTAAATTCAAATTATTTTTATCGATCCAAATATCCAGATGAATATACAGCAGAAGGATTAAAGATTACAAAGTTTGAGAGGGATCATAATCGTAGCATTGATTATACATTCGTAAGAACATTTCCATTGGCTATTAATTCAATGCCAATCTCTTATGATTCATCTTCCCTCTTGAAATGCACTGTATCTATGTGCTATATTAGGTACATTCTTGGTAAACCCTCCAGTCCTACAACGCAGCAACCTCGTACTATAAATGATATAGCGAAGTTTAATTCAAAGAGTCAAGCATTTAATGCTGGACAATTACCTGCTAAAACAAATGATTGGTTAAAGACATTGCAAAATAATGCTTTGCCTCTTGGAGCTAACGATCAACTACGTTCAATTGCATCTGGATTTGCCTGATAAATAAACATACTGAAAACTCTATAGGATATTATGCCTTTACCAAAGATTGCCACCCCAACATATGAATTGGAGTTACCTTCTACTGGAGAAAGTATTAACTACAGACCTTTTCTTGTTAAAGAAGAGAAGTTACTTGTACTTGCTTTAGAAACAGAAGATACAAAACAGATCACAACTGCTATAAAAAATGTTTTAAAGAACTGTGTTCTTACAAAAGGAATTAAAGTAGATCAACTTCCTACTTTTGATATTGAATTTTTATTCCTTAACATCAGAGGTAAATCTGTTGGAGAGGAGATTGAAGTTAATATTATATGTCCTGATGATGAAGAGACTCAAGTTCCTATCACTATTGATTTGGATGATATTAAAGTTCAGAAAAATGATAAGCATACGAATCAAATAAAACTTGATAAGGATCTTATGATGGAACTAAAGTATCCTTCATTGGAACAGTTTATTAAAAATAATTTTGATTTTAATGATGCTAATTCAATGGATCAATCATTTGAATTGATTGCTACATGTATTGATAAGATATTTACTGCAGATGAAGTATGGGCTACTGCAGATTGTACAAAGAAAGAAGTGAAAGATTTTTTAGAGCAAATGAATTCTGCACAGTTTAAATTAATTGAAGAATTTTTTACCACAATGCCTAAATTATCTCATACTATTAAGGTAAAGAATCCTAAAACAAAGGTTGAAAGTGATGTTGTACTTGAGGGTTTAGCGTCTTTTTTCGCATAGCCCTTATACATATGGACCTGGAGAACTACTTCAGATTGAATTTTTCTTTGATGCAGTACCATAAATATTCATTAACCGAGATTGAAAATATGATGCCTTGGGAACGAGACATCTATGTGGGACTTCTTCAACAACATATTGAGGAAGAAGAATTAAAGCAAAAGCAACAACAATCAAATGGCCGTTAGCAGTCCACCAGTTATAAAAATACTATCAGATCTTGATATTGATCTGATGGATATTGGTAATGATGTGGATTATTTACGTGCATTAATGGAAGCAACTAATGCACTCATAATTACTAACGCAAGGGATAAAAGAATACCTATACTGCAAGAGGAAATTCAAAGAGTAAGGGCAGATAGAAAGGCAGCAGATCCGAAGTTTAGAGTTAAGAAGGTAAAAATTGATCCCAAAAAAATAATGGGACGGAAGATGATTGCTCCTGTTGGAGGACTTCCAGAATTAGATCAGGGTAAAGTTCTTCCAAAAGAACAGGATATTATTAAATCTATTGCAGTTCGTGTTGAATCAATACGTGATATTTTAAAGCAGCAACTTGTAGATAAAAAAGATGATGCTAAAAAGAAACGTCGTCTTGCTGAAAATTTAAAAAGAGATAGGAAAGAAACTGGATTAGAATTATTTAAGAAAGGTTTTGGTGGTTTAAAATCAGCTGCAGATAAAGTTGTTAAACCAGTTACAAGTTTGTTTGGTGAAGTATTTAAATTTTTAGGTAATCTTATTGCAGGTAGAGCATTAATGCTCTTATTAGATTGGTTTCAGAATCCAGAAAATCAGAAAAAAATATTAGCAATAGGTAAGTTCCTTAAGAAAACTTGGCCTGTATTGTTAGCAGCATTCTTATTATTTGGCACTACTTTTGGTCAAATGGTAGTTAGAATGGGTGTAATCTTCACCAAGTTTCTTGTTGTTCAACTTCCTAAACTATTGCTCCAATTGGCTACAGCAATAGGAAAGATGAAGTTAGCAGCACTGGGTAAGTTTGGTCTTATCGCTGGTGGTGTAGTGGCAGCTGGTGCTGGAATATATGCTACTGGTAAGATGTTGCAGAAGGATAAGGTAAGTAAAAATTTAGCAGATGAAGAAGTATCAAAAACAAATGCACTTGTAGAAGGAGGAATGGATACTGGTTCAGCAAAGGTATTGGCAGATTCAACAAGACTACCTGATGCTGGTGGGGGAGGAAGTGTTAATAATATGAAAACTTCTACTGACATGCTTCAATTAAGGAATGATCCTTTAGGTGGTGGATTTAATAAATTTAAAGAAGGTGGTTTTGTATCTGGTCCTGCTGGTGTAGATAAAGTCCCTGCAAAATTAACTGCTGGTGAGTTTGTGATGAGTAAGGGTGCAGTTCAGAAGTATGGTGTTGATACTCTTGCTTCTATGAACGCTGCTGGAGGTGGAACTAACAGACCAACAATGGGAAGATATAAAGGTGGTGGTAAAGTTAAAGGGGAAGCATATAATCCTATGACTGGTGGTAGTGAATATTTCCATCCCGACGATGGTGTTAATAGGGGATCACTCTTTACTAATTTTAGTTTTAGTACAAATAAAAAAACAACAAAAGAAGAAAATATTACATCTGGTAGTAGTACTTACCCCCAAAAGACATCTGATGTAGGTGAAGTAAGACAAATGGGTAGATCAGCAAGATTCCAAGGTGGTGGACAAGTAAGGCAGATGGGTAGAGGTGCTTCCAAAAAAAGAATGGAACTTGCTCGTGAACAGAAAAGAATGAATACTCCTGATGCACCATCTAAAAAGAAGACAACGATTGCTTATCAGGATCAAGGTGGTTCCATGAAGTCTTCTGGAGGCACACGTCAACCAGGTAATAAGGAGATACCATCTTTTGATGCAACAGCAATGAGGTCTCCTGATAAAATAAGAGTCTTGGGTATTAGTGTATAATGGCAATAACTGCAAATAAACTTTTAGGAAAGAAGGAAAAGGGTGGGGCATTAGCAACCATCCCTAAAAGTCCTTTAGTTTCATATAAGTCTATTGATCCTTCTGATATTAAAAAATCGGAGAGTGGTGGTTTAGAAAAAACTCTTTATACTATTAGTACAAAGGTAATTTTAATTAATGATCTTTTGAAGGGAACTTTTGCTGAAAAGAAAAAAAGGCAAAAGGATGAGGTAAAACAAAAGGAGGATGCTGAAAGGGCAAAACAAGAAAGTGATATAGAAGGTGAAGATAGTGATGATGAGGAAGAAGATAATAAATTAAAAATGCCTAGGCTAAGTTTTTTAGATGGCATAAAAAGATTTGTTAGTAAGGTTCTTCTTGGATGGTTAACTATCCGATTACTTGATTTTTTACCACAGATAATGAAATTACTACCATTGATAAAGGCTGTTGGTGGTACTATTTTGTTTATTGGTGGTGCAATTCTTGGTGGGTTGGCAACTTTTATTGATTGGGGATATAAAGCATATGATTGGACACGAGGAGCAATAGAAAATGTTTTTGGTGAGAAAGGTGCTGAGACTTTTGATAATATTACTGGTGTATTAAAGAATGTTTTGAATTTACAATTAGCACTAACTTTAGCAATGATTGCATTTAGTGTTGAGTTTAGTGGTGGTTTATCCAATTGGGGTAAAAATTTTATGAGTATTTTTAAGCATGGATTAAAAAGAGCGGGTACTAGATTATTAATTAAAATGTTGGGAAAGAAGGCAGCAGCAACGTTACTTGGAAAAAGTGCAGTTACTGCGGCTACAACTGCCACAACTGCTACTGCCACAACTGCCACAACTGCTACAGCAGCAACTACTAGTACAGCAGCAACAGCAGGAGGTGTAAGTGCAGGAGTAGCAGCAGCTACTGTGGCAGCAGCAGGAGCTATTGCTGTTGGACTTGGTGAAGGTATATTTGCTCT